CACAAATCATATAATTTTGTTAAGTTAGATAACGGTCAGTTTGCAACACAACCAAACAACCGTATATTAATATTAGAACCAAGTAGTAATCCAAAAGAATTGAAGATGTCAGATTTTAGAGTAGCCACTAAACGATGGTCAGTAGAAACTGATTCTAAATGGGCTCTTGGCGACACAAACACAGTAATGTATGAGAAAAAGGATGATTAAAAAAACATGAATAGACACATTGGTTTGCATAAATACTATATTATAGGAGTAAATCAATGTTCTATCTGTATAAAAAAACACACACAATAACCGGATTAAAATATCTAGGATACACAAAAAATGATCCACATTTGTACCAAGGTTCTGGTATTGTTTGGATACGGCATATTAAAAAACACGGTTATAATGTGACTACTGAAGTATTGTGTGAGTGTGTTACAAAATCTGAAATAAAGGATAAAGGTAGGTATTATTCTATTCTTTGGAATGTGGCTGGATCAGATGATTGGGCTAATCTTAAAATGGAAGAAGCTGATGGTGGTGATATGTCACATTCAGAAAAATGGATATTATCAAGAAAAGATCCTAAATTAAAAGTTATTTGGGCTGAAAAGGCAAAAGGCAACACAAATGTTCGTGGATCTAAGTGGTGGTATAATTCAACAACAAATGAAAAAAGAAGATGTGTGGTTTCACCTGGATCGGAATGGGTGAACAAATGTCCAGTATCATTAACGGAAGAAGGAAGAAAAAAAATATCGTTAGTCAATACTAAACCAAAAACACAAGAACATAAAGATAAATTGAAAATAGCAGCAAAAAACAGACCGAGTAATGCAAAAGGCACTATTTGGGTTAAAAATGACGATGGTTTAAGGAAAAGAGTTAAACCTAAAAATATACCAGAAGGATATAAAAAAGTATGAATAAAAAACATAAAGACTTAAAATTAACCGATGAACGAACATATTTCAAACCGTTCAAATATAGTTGGTGCTACGATGCTTGGTTAATCCACGAACAAAGCCACTGGCTTATGACTGAAGTACCAATGGCAGAAGATGTGAAAGATTGGAAGAATAGACTATCTCAAGCTGAGAAATATTTTCTTACAAACATTTTTAGATTTTTCACACAAGGTGATATCGATGTTGCAGGCGGTTATGTAAAGAATTATCTGCCATATTTTCCACAGCCTGAAGTGCGAATGATGTTAATGGGTTTTGCTGCAAGAGAAGCACTACACATTGCCGCATATTCACATTTGATTGAGACACTAGGATTGCCTGATAAAACATACAATGAGTTTATGCAGTATCAGGAGATGAAAAACAAACACGATTATGTAATGAACATTTCAGGTAAGAATGGCACTAAGGAGAATACAGCGCGACATATTGCTGTGTTTAGTGCCTTCACTGAAGGTATGCAGTTGTTCTCCTCATTCATTATGTTGTTGAATTTTCCAAGAACAGGTAAAATGAAAGGCATGGGTCAAATTATTACATGGTCGATTGTTGATGAAGCGGTAATCGAAGGAACAGAAGTATTATCTGAGAGTGGTTGGATTCCAATTGAACTATTGTGTTTGTCTGATAAAATTATTCAATATGATATGTCCACAAAAGAAACATCCTTTGTAAATCCAAGCAAGATTCAACATGTAATTAGAGATTCGTCATTCGTGTTTGAGTCGGATACAATCCATCAGCATGTATCACCAAATCATAGAATGATTATTATGAATGATGATGGAACTGTTGGTGAAGTAAAGGCCTTGGATTGTCCAGATAACGCAACACTTATTGTTTCTGGAAATAAAGTTATTGGAGATGATTATTTAACAGCTGAGGATAAATTATCTATAGAAATGATAATTGCTGGAGATTTAGACGAAACATGGTTATATGATAAAATACCTCATGTTTCTTCAATGTGGGCTAAAGAAGCTGTAGAATATTACTTAAATTTAGTGACCTAAACTATTATTTTTACTAAATACTATAGTCCAAGTAACGGTAAGGAGGTATGATGAACTATATTGTATATAAAACGACAAATTTAACTAATAATAAAATTTATATAGGCATCCATAAACAAGAGGGTTTTGAGTTTGATGGATATCTTGGTTCAGGTATTCTGCTGAACACATCAATTAAAAAATATGGTCAACAGAATTTTGTCAGGGAAACGCTATTCATATATGATGACTTGATTTTAGCTAGAAATAAAGAGAGAGAAATTGTTACTGAGGCCTTTTGTAAAATGAATAACAATTATAACCTATCTGTTGGTGGTACAGGCGGAAATACTATGGCGGGTTATTCTCAAGAAATGAAAAGTGTGATAACTGAAAAGGTTAGACAAACAAAGATACTGAATGGTTCTAATGTATATGTCGGCGATAAATTGAAACGTGCAATAGCTAGAATGAAATACGCAAGAATACAACCAGATAATCGTGGTAGAATTCACGAAGGTGTTTCGCTCGAAAATATGAGGATGGCAAGCAAGAATAGAATTGGATGTAATGTGTGGATAACTAACGGAATAAACACTATATTGTCTAGAGTGGGTGATATTATACCAGAGGGTTGGAAGCAGGGTCGCGGAGACGATGTGCAAAAATTTACAACACACACACAAGAATCAAAAGATAAAATTTCTGAAAAAATAAAAGGTGATGTTTGTTATAATAATGGAATAAGTAATCTAAAAATAAAAAGTTGGGATATTCCTCCAGAGGGATATTTTCGTGGCATGATACAGAAACATGATAGAGTTTGGATTACAAATGATCAAATTTCTAAAGTAATAAAACGCAATGATGACATACCAACAGGTTGGCGTATGGGCAGAACAATTAAACAAAGGAATTCTAATGGAAAATAGTATTGAACGTGCATTTCAAACTCTAGCAAACATTGCTGGGGGTGTTATTGTTGATAATAAGTTTATTGAATGTGAAACATCAGCAATCAGTAAAACTAAACTGGAGCATGAACCTAAGAATTTTTATTGCTTGGCTGTTCCTGGAAAATCATTTTTCATCAGATCAAATAATAAGATTTCTGTCACAGGAAACACTATGCACTCTGAATCTATGATGAAGTTGTTTAAGACCTATATCCACGAGAACACCGAGATTTGGAATGATGAACTTAAATCATCTATTTACACTATCGCTGAAAAAATGGTTGAGTTGGAAGATAAATTCATTGATCTTGCGTTCAATATGGGTGAAATGGAAGGCCTAAATAGCGAAGATGTTAAAAAATACATTCGATATATTGCCGACAGAAGACTTATTGGTCTTGGTATGAAAGGCATATACAAAGTCAAAAAGAATCCATTACCATGGGTAGAAGAAATGATTAACGCACCAACACATACAAACTTCTTTGAGAACAGAGCAACTGATTATGCGAAAGGCGCCTTGAGTGGCAATTGGGATTCAGTTTGGGCTTAATTCTATATACACTTATAGTTACTCATATAACTATTATTTGTGTCACTCTATTTTTACATAGAGGACAGGCACATAAAGGCATTGTTTTTCATCCCGTATTAAGCCACTTCATGCGTTTTTGGTTGTGGTTGACTACAGGCATGGTCACTAAACAATGGGTAGCCATACATCGCAAACATCATCAAAAGACTGATATAGAAGGAGATCCACATAGCCCGCATGTTTTTGGCATTTGGAAAGTATTGCTCAAAGGAGCAGCGTTATATCATGCAGCATCAAAAGATAAAGTCATGGTTGATTCATATGGCGTTGGTACTCCTGATGATTGGATGGAAAGAAATGTATATATTAAACATAGTCGTTTAGGAATTACTTTGTTATTAGTCATAAATTTACTTTGTTTTTCATGGGTGGGTTTATTAATATGGGCAATTCAAATGATATGGATTCCATTTTGGGCTGCAGGAATAGTAAATGGTACTGGACATTGGTTTGGGTATCGTAATGCTAACACCAATGATTACAGCACCAATATCGTACCTTGGGGCATCATAATAGGTGGAGAAGAGTTGCACAACAATCACCATGCAGCACCTGCAAATCCCAAACTCAGTAGAAATTGGTTTGAATTTGATATAGGCTGGATGTGGTTGACAATATTCAGACATCTAAAACTAGCAAGACTAACTAGATGATAACACTAGACGAATCAGCAAAAGAAAAAATCACCGAGTTATATATAGATCAAAATGATACAAACATTAAAGGCCTAAGAGTGTTTGTTCAAGGCGGTGGTTGTTCAGGTTTCTCATATGGTTTCAAGTGGGAATCAGAGAAGAGTGAAGATGACTTTGAATTTCCTATTGTGGAAGGTTGCAATAAGATACAAGTGTTGATTGATGCAATGAGTATG